ATCGGATTGTACAATCTTATAAAAGTTGATGAGCTCCCGATTTGTATCGTTTAGAATTTCAAGTTTTGAGGGTTCTTTTGCCCAAAACAAAGCAGCTCCTCCACAGAATGGCTCACAATAAACACTGTGATTAGGAACTTGAGGCACTAAATGTTTTAACATCTGTTGTTTTCCGCCGTAGTATGTTATCGGCGTTTTTAAAGTTGTCACACTCATATATTTATATTTATTAAAATTTAGGAAATTCAAAGTAAAAATGGTTGCCTGGCACTGCTGATAGATAACCATCTTGTAATGATAATATGCCATTTGCGGCTATTTTAAAAGTCCCCCCAACGCCTACAGGAACTAATATATCATCAGTAGGTCTGTAATCAGCTGGAAAGGTAAATATCGTGGCGCCTAAGGTGGGGCTGCTTGTTGGAAACTCTATTTTAACCTGTACAATATTGCTATGAATTCTATATTTAATAATAGCTAAACTAGTAGTTGCTGAAACAACTTCAGATGGCTTAAGCGCCTTGTGTAAATTATTAGTAGCTTTAGTTGAAGCCGAAACACTACTAAGATTCAATGCGTACATATCTGAACGTGGCGAAATTAATGAATCTAATCCGACAGCATTTTGGCTGACTGGTAATTCGATGTATGGAACTGAATCATTACCAACCACAGCCTTGCAATGTAATTCGGTTGCCCTATCAACTAAGTCCCCATAGGTTTTATTATCCGTTTCAAGCTCCTGTTTATTTATATAAATAGGAAATGACGAAACTCCTGTTAGCCCGTCAAAAACACATATTTTGCCGTCAATAAACACTAGTCCTTGTGAAATATTAAACGGGCCAGAGCCAGACTGCTCGCATCCAGTAATTACAAAATTTTTATTAAAATGAGCCAAAGGCTTTTCAATCGCGTCATACAATTGGTTCTGAAGCTTTATAAAATCTTCGCCTGCCCAAGGTCTTTTGCCTGTTTTCTGAATCTGTCTTTCCATATTATATATAATTTATTTTAAATGTTTTACCTGCTAATTTTTGGGACTTAACCGTCCCTTTTATTTTAGTTTCATTTACGCTCAGACTTAATGGAACATTGACTATAAAGTCATATTCGTCAACCCTCTCAAATTGGTCAATTGGAACCATCAGTTCAGTTCCCTCTGAAGAATCTAAAGGAAGATATATAACCGAGCCTTCTGAAGCATTGAGTGGTACATATATCAATGGGTCAAACGCTCCGTCATCAATTGATATACGCTTAAATGAACTGTCAAATTTTTTATTTAAAACTCCTTGTATTGAGGCCGTCTGACTACTCACGTTAGTTAAGAATACGATTTCTAACCGCCAGCGCAAATATTCTTCCCACGATTCGATGAGCGGATACACAAGACATATAACTAAGTCATTGATTGGCTCAAATATTCTTCCTGTATATTCCTTAACGTATTTTATTATATCGAAAATTCTCATATTTAATTTGTTTCATATGTAAAATTATCGGCTGGAGATGAATTTGAATAATTAAAATAGCCCGAGAATGTTTCATATTCTGAACTCAATTCACTATACGAATCATCGTATTTTTTGACCTGTATTTGACTAGGCACAAAATCAATAACTCCAGCAACCTTTCTAACCTCTTGAATTATATCGTTTCTCCGCAAAATTCCATTATAACTGAAATTTAGCTTAAAAGCGTTCAATGCGTCATTAATGTTGCTCTTAAGCTCGTCAACATCATATTGCGGATTGAATAGAACATTTCCGTCGAGCATAACAACGTCAGCTGGTTCGCTTAATACTAATAAATTAGTGCCACCGACTTTAACAGCCTTCATATATGCCTTAAATAAATCTAATTCTGACTGGATTAAAGGAACTAAATCACTTCCACTACTCTTAGCCACCTTGAGCTTGATTTGAGCTGTTATCTCATTTTCGCTTGTGGATGCTTTTGCGATTATCTGTTTATCCTCATCAATCTCTGTATATGCTAAAATGCCAGTTTCATCATCAAACACTAAGCTATCTCCAAGCTGGAAGCTTAAAGCTTCATTGCTATACCAGTCAATGAACCCATATTTTTCGCGCCTGACTAATTGCTCAACCTCAGCCTTGTCTTCAGCAACTATCAATTCAAAGATGTATATAATCGAAGCAAACACATGCGCTAATGCAAGCCAAACGCTTGTCTGACTACTCGAATCAAGCTCATCTAACTCAGATGTTGCTGTTTTCTTATCAATTATACTCTGTAAAATTTCATTATAAGTTCTCATACGATGCATCTATTTGTAAGTTCCCTGAAACTATGTTAATACTTTTTATATTTAATCCATCAAGCTTATAGCTCTTTTTAATCCTAATTATTAAATCGTCTGGATTTTCAGCCAATATTTGCTCACTAAGTGAAGCTCCTACAACTGGGAAATGACGTACAAATCCGACACCTCCTTGGATAAGCATACTCTGATGCTGATTCGAGCTCTCATTGACCTCCAAATCACCATCCACGACCGACATTCTGTCTATATTTAAAATTACATCTTTCATTAATGCTTTATTTTGTCATTTTCAAGCTCTGATTTTCGGGTATTGACAAACGCATTACCTATATCTCTAACAGTTTTAACAGGCGTGCCAGCTACACCACCAGGATATGGTATATACAAATGCTGATGAGATTTAAGCCTATCCTCTAAATTGTTGATTTTACTAACTAAATCATCAATTTTTATCAATCCACCCAATTTTCCATCATTTATTATTATTGAATCGTTTTTCATTTCAATTTTCAAACCGCCTTCAAGTACTATTAAAATCTTGGCAATTTCATTGACTTTTAAAACGAAGTATTGCGTTTCAATTCTGCCGAGTATTACATAACTAGACTTTTTTGGAATTACTATAATAGAGGCTTCTTTATTGTCAATTATAGACTTAAGTCTTATGTCATATATTTCAAACTGATCGTCAGCCTTAATAGTTTGAGCCGACTCATCAACCTCAAGCACTTTGGCTGTGACAAACTGGTCAGGCTTTTTGTTTAAATATCTTAATCCTTCTAGTAATTTTCTCTCTTCAGCTTTATTCATACTTCATTCCTATTTCTACTTTTCTCTTAATTCCTTTTGAGCCATACTCAGTCTCAACAGACTTGACTAAATAAGTTCCTGAGCGCTCAGGGTATATATAATCATTGATTTTTGAAGTCATACCAGGGCGTGCTATAGGTAGCCCAAACGTGAGTAAAGAACCCTCATATCCAGTAAATTTATATTTCTCAATTTCTTGACTTGCAAGTTTTTTAAGTTCTGATGGATTTTCAATATCGTAAAAATAAAGAGTTCGCAATTCGCCATCAGCGTCTCCGACTTCAATCTCTGTGCGAGCATTATTTTTCTTGATATGAATAGCTTTGATTTTCAGCTTAATCTCCTCAGCAAGTCTATACTTAAGACTAGGCTTAATCACATTTGAACGCTGACCACCTAAATTATAGTTAATTTGAACGGGGTTTGAAGAGGCTGTGAAGCCTATATAAAGTCTTTTTAAACCTACAAAATATATATATAATCCATATTCATCTCTGAGCTTTTGAAGTGCAAAAGCTGAATTAACATCTTTCAAATAGAAGCTGCTGAAGTTAATAACAGGCAGTTCCCTTATCAATTCAATCCCAGTTCCTGCTATCAAAAAATTAACTATATCCTTAAGCGTAGTTTTACTCCAGCTCTTTGTGATTGATTTCTGGCGTAATTTATACATACTGTCCTCACATTCAATTTCAAGAGGTGTAGTGTAATTTATGCGCTTAATGTATCCCTCAAATTCTTTATAATAGTTTGTGTATCCAAATAGGATTTCAACCTTATCACCTTGCTTAAACACCTTTGAAACTTCAACATCAGAATTTGCTGACTCTCTCTTGAGTCGCGCCGATGTGGGTATCTTAATTATAGCTGTATCTGATATCTCATCAAGTGATTTGGTGATTTTCACAGCATTCACTGAATAAAAATCAATATCATTTATTTTAATATGTATAACTGGTACGTATGCCATTTTTAACCCTCCAAAATAAATATATTATCACTTTTTGCCTTAATAGAATATGCCTGCGCATGCTGAACTCCTATCATTTCAGCAAGATTTAAGGTTTGAATCACTATAAATTCAATTCCTAAAATTTCAGTCAATGGGCAAATTATTTCAAGAGCTTCATTTCGTTTTGCAAGCTCATTTAAAGCTTCAACCTGCTCAACTGGATAATTATAAACTGAATCATAATTCAAAGCAACTCCTCTAATGTTCAATGAGTAATTTTCCTGTGATATAATTTCAATCACACTTCCCTGACTTTCTCCATACAGTGGCGTTTCCTCAATTTTCTTATTTAAATTAACTGTTATAAGAGGTTCATTTGGTAATTGATATCCACCGATTTTACAGGGCATAAACAGCGCGGTTCCTATTGCTGTAGTTCTTATGAGCTCGCTGCTGTATAATAGATTGTTAGCGCTCTTAGGCTTAATTGAGTTTGAGTCTAAATCAGTTATTGACTTCATAACCTCCTTATTTATCATAGAGGCATTAAGTCCAAATGCCTGAGCATACAATTTATTTAAATTTAATTCTATCATACTCCTTGTAATTGATTACCACGGTTAACGATTTGTACTAATTTACTCACTATTTTATCCTCAATCTCTTCTAAGCTCTCATCCAAGTTATTCGCATAAACCTGAATTGAATCCTGAAATTTGCCTATGCTAATGTTTATATTAGTAGGCTTAGAACCTCCTGAAGTTATCCCTGACATATTTTCTTTTAAATCTGCATCGGGTTCTGTGTTTATAGGCGGAGGCGTAAGGTCGGGTTTTTTGACTGGGGTTTTAGCTTTAGCTTGACCAGTTTTTTCATCAACCTCAATCTCAATTGATTCATTTTTATCAAATCCGAAAACTTTTTTAACTTTTTCAAAAGCCTTTACAATCTTATCCCATAGCTTTTTAAACCACGCAAAAACCTCATCGACCATTTGCTTCATAGAATCTTTAAGACCAGGAAACAGCTTATCTAATAAGTTTATTATGATAGAAATCGGATTGTACTTCAGTAAAAAATTGAATATATTGTAAAATAAGTTTTTCACCCAAATCCAAAATTTTGCTAAGGCTGCTTTCACCTTGTCCCAATTTTTAACTAGCGCAATAGTGCCTGCAATTAAGGCTGCAACCCCTAATATTATCAATCCGATTGGATTAGCTGCAAGTGTTATATTAAATAAATTAGTAACTATAGTTAGTATCTTAATAGTTGCTATCAAGCCAATTAGAATGGGAACGCCATATTCAATTATCCAAAAATTTCGCTTCATAAACTTGCTAAATTTGGTTATAACTGGCAATAAACCACTTGCTATTTTTTCTTGGAAATCACCAAATAAAACACTCAATTGACGCCATGGACCAAGACCAGCTTCAGCGGCAGCCTTAGCACTACCTCCATATTGAGTTTGAAGCTCTGCTATAATTAAAGATTGTGCTTCAGCTGTTTGACCAGCCTTCCACATATTTTTAATCATCTCCTTTTGCTCTTCTGAAAATTGAATTCCTGCACGACTCAATGCGCCCAAATTGGCAACTGGGTCATTAAGAGCTTTACCTAGCATAATTGAGGTACTCCGTAAACTCTCACCGCTTGCTTTAGCTCCATACAACCTTGACGTAACATCTAAGGTTGTTTGCTGAAGCTTTTTGAAATTAGAGCCTGTAATGTTTGTAAATGTTTGCAGCTGAGCTGTTACATTTCCAAGTATAGTTTCATCTCCAAATACAGTTCCGTCTTGAAGCGCTTTAGCTTCTTTAGCCAATTCTGCAAAGCTGATTCCAGCTGCATTATTTGTAGATTTTATCCCCTGCATTACCTGAGCTTCACCTTGTAGCTGTTCATCCATTTTACTAAATGAATTTCTTAAGAGCATAACTCCGCCAGCAACCGTAGCAAATTGACCCATCATACCAGCGCCACCCATTCGCTTCATACGACTGAAGAAGCTCTCAGGAGGCATATTCCTTAACTTATTAAGCTGATACTCGGTTTTTCTAATTTCCTTATTATAACGCATGATATTGCGCACGCCAAAAGCTGCGTTTCGCTTAGCTTCGAGCTGCTCTAATTTGCGCGATAAACCATTGATGCTATTTGGTACAGTTTTTATTTTTCTGTCAAAATTAGCAACTTGACCAGTGATTTTTTGCACTGACCGAGAGGCTTTCATCAAGGGAGAACTCATTAAGTCCTTTAAACTTATACTGTACCGATAATCCATGTTTTTTTAACTTTAAAAAAAGAAGCGAGGCTAATTCCCCGCTTCTTTTTTTCTAATTATATTCAATTGTTTAAACTTCTCTGCCCATTCATCATCCGTAAATTCACGCGGGTCAACGTTGTAATAATACATCATCAGGGCATCTGCATAACTAATCCAATTATCTTCTTCTCTGCCGCTGTAACGGCTTACAACTTTTTTAACTCACCATTTCTAGCTTCCATGATTTTATCAATCTGACCAACGGCTCCTAGGAAGTAACTATCATCATTAAGTATTTCCTCATCACCCTGAAGCCAGCAGTTTTCTAAAATCACCTCAGTCATTCCCAAGGGGTCAGTAGTTGCTTTGCTAAATGCAAGTCTTAAGGTATTTCGGTCAGGTTTTCTCAAATAACCGATTTTATCATCGACTTTGATTTCATAAACAGTACCATGCTTTTTCTTCAGTTCTTCAACTGTCATTTGTTTTTTTGCCATAATTGTTATTTTTGTTATTTAATATCAAGAGCTAAAAACGGAAGTGAAATTTCAGCGAATTTATCGCCCTGCTCCATTCCTTCCTCATATTCCGTTATATCAACTCCTATTATTTTTCTTGTGCTAATTTTAGCGCTTTCAGTAAGGTTTTTTGGAACATAGGCAACTGCTATATTTATGGATATGTCAGTTAAATCATCGTATCCTCTATCTTTTGCAGCCTTATTAAGCGCTTCTATTTCGCTCTGCAATAGCTTGACTTCACCTTCATAGGATTTATTGCCATGCTGAATGCTGTGAGGCTTATTGCCTCTAGCATACATAGCCTCTTTATCTTTAGAAGTTTTATATTTAACGCCACGAATACCTGTAATTTTCCTACCTAAATAAGACACTTCAGTATTGTGCCACGCAAATTCTTTTGTATTAAATTCAGACATAATTATTAATTAAAAGGGTTTTTGAATCCTAATTCAACAGTAAATGAACGCGCATAGCCAACTGGAGTAACCTCTAGCTGCACGGCTATATCACTAACTGATAATACATTTTGACGCGGGTTAATGAATGGCTCGAAATTGCTCATTTCAGCTCCTATTTCATTCAGAACCGCTGTTTCTATTTCGCTCTCCCAACTCTTCACAATCGCGGCACTTAAATAGCCGTTGTCATCGACTTCGACCTCATCAAGCACAAATTCATCGAATGTTCTAAATGCTATCAATGCAGCTGCGTCAATAACTCTAGCTGGAGGTAGAGTGCTGTAATCATCTGTATTGGCAGTTGCAGTTGGTGCATCTGTGAAAAAATAACCTGCTTTGCCATCATGACGGCGAAGAGATATATATCCTTTATCGTGAATTGCGCCGATTTGATTTTCACTTGTGTCAACATCTAAACTGCCAACAAAAGCTTGCTGAAGAGCTAAACTGCCACTCAAAACCCTTCCTGGGTTTCTACGTAATGGGTCAGCTGCTAATCTGCCTAGCAGTGTTCCGATTGAGCAACTTCCATCATTTTTACTGCCACCAATCATAATCGCAACGCGATTGTTTGACTCGGTTTTCAGGTCCTTTAAATTTGCTGGAGTGTCATCAAATGCTCTGCCTTCCAACAAAGTTCTGATGGGTTTATTATCAGCAGCCAGCTCTTCACCTAATAGTTGAGCATTATTCATTGCTGAGAATACATCATCATCTAGACCTTCAGTTATAGTTGGTACATAAGTTCCGTCTGGAACCCTGCTCACTGCTAATAATCTGATTTTATTTTGTGCAGCAATAAGGAGTTTCTTAGCATAAGTATCTTCGGTTTTGTCAACAACATCTGCCATTGTAACCGTCTGGCTTACTAACATTATCCATAGCTCCTGACCGCTTCCAGCCTCATCGTAAAACTCTTTAATTTGACGATAGACCTGCAGCGAATTGTCAGTATCATAAGCCTCATTGAGCCCTAAATCCTTAGCCTCATTAAGGCTAAATATCTGTTTTGGCTCTAATAAATCAATTTTTTGAGCCACCGCAATTCCCGAAACAATTAAGCCTGGTATGCCATAATCACTTCCTGATGAAGCTCCAAGTGCTCCGTTCAATATAACAACTTTTGTTCCTGGTAATCCCATAATTCTTAAATTTTATTTATTTTTATTTCTTTTTCCTGGTATTATATCCATATTACCAGTAATATGTGAGGCTGTTTTTTCGAATGACCTACCGATTACATAACCACCTAATCCAATTTTAAGCAGCTCCCAAAATTCGGTTTCAAGTTCTGGCGCTGGCCAACCAAAAACCAGCGCTATGAACTTGCTATAAACCACGATAAAAACAAACATCAACATCGTTATAGGTCGCCAGCTGCGTTGAAGCCAATTTCCTTTTGCTTCAACCTGAACAACTGTGGCTGCTTGGCTGATTAAATCAGTATATGCTTTCAATATCACTTCTGATATTTCTTTTTTAACAACCAACAGCTCTTCTTTGCTAGATAAAGTATTATCCAGAACGCTTCCAACGCCCTCAACTAGCTTTCCCGCTCCTCCTGTAAATATGTCTTTAATTCCTTTCATCTAAATCAGTTCAATATGTGGTAAATCTTGGAAAGTCTGGTCTGTTATAAACTCACCATCTCTGTCCCAGTTTGAGCCAAAACGGATATCGTGAGTTATTTCACCAGCATCTTTAAGTTGCTTAGCGCAAACAGTAACAACTCCAGTTATATACATCAAATCAGTGTCTCTCCATCTTGCCGATCCATTCACCCAAGCATATACATCAACAGCCATTGAAGGCTTATAATTATGCTTAGACTTCTTATTGATTCCGTCCACATTAGTAACCCTATTCCCTGGTTTAGTTCTTCCACGTGCATAGAGTTCCTGTTGTTCCGAAACAGACCTATGACCTTGAGCAATACCAAAATCGATGTCGCTATACATAATAGCAGCATTCATGATTTTCTGCAAATCAGGATGACAACTAGCTAATCGCTCTTTTGATGTATTGCTGAATTTAAACATTACTCTGCTTTTTTTGCTTTTGCAATCTGTTCAATCAACAGTTTTTTAGGCATATTTTCAAAGCCAGCAATTTTCAATGCTTCAGCTTCTTTTTTCAACTCATCAAGATTTGGCTCTGTTGATTTTTTAGCAGATTCCGCAGCTTTCTTAAGCCCATCTCGGGTGTAAGTTTTATATTCCTCTTTTTCTCCACCTTTGCGCTTATTTAAGCTTGATTGATGGTTTTTGGCGAAATACTTATTAATAAATGGCATTCCGTCGGATGCTACATACACAGCTTTCGCTTTCGGGTTTGCATCAAATATCCCTTGAATTTTTTTATCTGTCATATCACACAAAATTTGTAATTACGCTCACAATAATGGCTGACACCGAACCCCAAATGATTGCCCAGAATTTGAGCTGCGTTTTAATAGTCGCTATCTCAATTTCTTGACTCACGTGCTTCACTTCCATCTGACTAACTTTTTCCTTGACTTGCTTAACCTCAAGGTAAGTCTCAACCAGAATTTCTCTGTAAGAACGTGATTTTAAATCCACTTTGTCATCAATATCAGCCATCTCAATTAACCAAAAAATTTAACTATGAAAAAAAACTATTACTATTTATGCCGAAGCATCTTGAATCATCAATACAACTCCTTTACCGTCGCTTCTTCTAGCACGACCACCTGCACGAACTAGGAATGAATAAACATCTCCGTAGTTGTTTGGATCGTCTTGATTTTCGAACATCTTAATTATTCCAAATGCTCTTTCAACCTTGTTTTTTTGCCAGAAAATTGCAACCTGATCGTCTGTAGTCGCAGCCGCTGCTCCAATCGTTTTAATAGCGTCAGAATCGTCAGCTATTAACACCTCAGACCTTTCCATTATGTAAAAGCCTGCTAATTTTGTAATTACCCCTTCAGGTAAATTTGCAACATCTTTATAGTAAAATTTATCCTGCAAATCGTTTTCAAGCTGTTGCAAAAATTCTGTTGGTAGCAAGGCGTATCTGTCTTTTTTAGCAACATTTTGTTTATTTAGTCGATTTCTAGCAGCCTTCAAATCTGCCTCAGTAAAAGCTTTTCTATTGCCAGTTGCACTTGGAGCTGTAGCTGCAATTGCATCACCTGTAGTTTTAAGCTTATCAGCAGCTCCAGCGTTAGAAGCCCACTTGATTAACATATCATCAGCAACAAACTCCTTAAGCCCTTCCATATTTTCAGAAACAACCGATTGACGTTTGTCATAAGACACCTCAACCTCCTCAGCGTTTTGAATCAGAACTGGGTCGGTAGTGTATTCGTCGAGTGGATAAGTTGCTTCAGTATCCGCTCTATTAACATTTACGGCTGGAAATACTGAGCGATTCTTTTGAGCACTTGCTGGGCCACCGCTTTGAGGTATGTGAACCACAGCACCTCCTAGCACATAGCCGTCTGCGTCAAATGCGTATTTCAGGAACTCATTATCCTTAAACAACTCCTCCTGAATGTCTGAATGCCACAACTCAACTTCTAAACCCATTCCAAGGGCTCCAACTGGTATTTTTGGAATCATTGAGCTACCTGTCAAAATGGCTCCTCCTACTAGGGGATTAATTCCTATTGCAACGCTCATGGTTGCCCCGATTACAATTGACATCACTAATGTCAAAAACAATTTCATTAACTTCATCTTTCTTTCAATTTTATATTAACAATAATTTAACTTACTTTTTTTTGCGCTCAGACAACAGCTCTCTGTATCTGTCAGGCTCTTCCCTTTTAATTCTTAGCAATTCATCAGGATTGTTTTTCTGAAGGTCATCAAATGACTCTTCATCTTTTTTAGACCGAGTGATGCCGTCGCTCAATTTCTTATCAACAACTGGCAAGCCTTCAATTAGCTTTTTGGTAGCCTCAAAGCTATCATGAGCTAGACTTAAGTAAGTCTCACGCTCAGTCTTTTTAATCTTACCAGCTTTAATAGCCGAGTCAACTAAATTAAGTTGGGCTTCCTTAACAGCCTGCTCTTCTTTTTTCTCAAAATCCTCAATACGTTTTTCCATTGAGCGAATTTGTTCAATGATTTCTGTTGCGCTCAGGCTTTCGTTTCCTAAGCTCTTAGCAACTAATTTTAAATCTTCCATAAAATTCTCTTTTTGTTTTGTAAAGTTTAATTTTGGCAATAATGAATTTTTACTATCGTCATTAAGCCTAATATCATCACCAGATCTATCAACCAAGGTGATTGATTCTTTGTTTCCTGGTATATCCACTAGCGAAATCTCTTTAAGCTCTGATTTTGTAACTGTAGGTCTCTGCTGACCTTTTACCAAATCTTTTTCATCTGAAGAAGTTTTAAGAGGTGTAATCCATACACTTGCTGTGTTGATAATACCTTTTTCCCATTTGGTTTTGATTCTCATAGCAAATGGGTCATCTTCATCAAATTCTGGGTCAGCTATCAGCTTACCATCTTCAACTCTGAGATTAACCCAGCGACCAATCGGCAACACTTCTGATTCTTCTCCCTTCCACGTTCTGTGATGATTCCAGAGCATTACAGGATTTGATTTAAAAGCTTTTAAATCAATTCCTTCACTTAACACTCTAAACCCGTATCGGTTGAGTGAATTCGCACTAACTACTATGCTCTTTCTTTCCTTCGACATTTATTCAATTTTGCCTGTTATTACTTAAATGGACTGCAAAACTATCTTACAATCCTTTTATTATAAAATAGATAAGCAAGCCTTGCACATATATATGTGCGCGGGAGCATATCTACATAGATTTGCAATTAAATTGCAAATCAAATTAGATGAATTATAAGCAGAAAAAGGATTGGGCGGAGCTATTAGTGAAGCGTACAATGATGAATCAGAAAGAGATAGCTGAGAAAGTTGGAGTTACACCAAAAACAATGAGCAAATGGTGGGACGAACAGAACTGGGACACTCTAAGAACATCATTCTTTATCACTAAAGGACAGGAGCTTCAGCGAGTTTATCAGCAAATTTCTGCATTGAATGATGATATATCTAATAGAGAGCAGCGCTGGGCGACTTCACGCGAAGCCGATACACTCAGCAAACTAGCCTCAACGGCTAGAGCTCTTGAAAGTGAAGCAAATTTAGCCGATACAATTGATGTGTTTTTAAAATTCACGGACTGGATTCGTGAAGTGGATTTTGACAAAGCTAAGGAAATAAACGATTTAATGGACGCTTATATAAAAGATAGCCTATAATGATTAGTTCAGGATACAAAAATAAAGAAGCTGAAAAGAAGTGGGAAGCATACAGGCTTAACCTTAAGCGCTCCATCCCTCTTCCTTCTGAATCCAGTACTGAAAAAAAAGCAAGAATTAAAAGGCTTGAAGCAAATCCTGAAGAATGGTTTAGATTCTATTTCCCTAATTACTACAGCTCAGAACCTGCACCCTTTCATGTCGAAGCAACCAAACGAATTTTAAAAAATGATGTTTGGATGGAAACAAGAGCATGGAGTCGGGAATTGGCAAAATCCACTCGCGGAATGATGGAGGATTTATACCTAGCTCTTACAAATCGTGCAAAAGGTTTCTTATTAGTATCTCACTCAAACGACAATGCTACAGAGCTGCTGATGCCCTACTTTATCAATTTTGAAAGCAATCCACGAATTATTAACGATTATGGCCCGCAAAAGAATTTCAGGAACTGGAGTCCTTCAAAGTTTGTAACACGAAACGGTAAGTCATTTAGAGCTATTGGAGCTAAAGAAAATCCGCGTGGTACAAAAAACGAGGAAGCACGTCCTGATGTTATTAGAGTTGATGATATAGATCATGACAAAAGAACTAAGAACGATCTATTAATGAACGAGCTCTGGGAGTGGGTTGAACAGGCTCTTATTCCAACAGTTTCAGTTTCTGGAAAGAAAAGAATTATTTTTCAGGGAAACATCATTGCGAAAAATAGCATCATCGCAAAAGCTTATAAAATTTCTGATTATGCTGAAACTATCAATATTCGTGACGAAAATGGAGTTTCAACTTGGAAAAAGAATTCAGAAGAGCAAATTGACTGGATTTTAAATAAGCTTAGCTATATCAGTCAGCAAAAAGAGTATTTTAATAATCCTATTAAAAAAGGTACTGTATTCACTGATTTCACCTACGGCAAAGTTCCACCTCTCTCAAAATTTCAATTTTTGGTTGCTTATGGTGACCCATCGCCTTCAAATCGTGAAGCTAAAAACAGCTCAAGCAAGTCTGTAATTTTAATGGGTTATTTAAATGGATTGTACTACATAATTAAACCATTCTTGGCTCAAACTAAAAATGAGCAGTTTATAGAATGGTATCATGATTTAGATGACTACATTGCAGCAAAGTCATATAAGGAAATTGTGACATATAATTATATGGAAAACAACTCACTCCAAGACCCATTCTATGAGCAAGTCTATCAGCCATTAATGAAATCAGTTGCTCAGCGCTTAAATAAACCAGTGATATACATTAGCCCAGACGAGCGCTCAAAACCAGATAAATTTGGAAGGATTGAATCTAATCTTGATAGACCAGTTAACACAGGAATGGTGATTTTTAATGAGGAACTGAAGGAAGACCCACATATGAAAAGATTGATTGAGCAATTCGAAGCCGTTGAACCAACCTTATCCGCAGCAGTTGATGGGCCAGATTGTGTGGAAGGTGGAAAATATATAATTGACAACAAAATTGTATTCTCAGGACCAGTTGATTTATACAATAAAAAACCAAGTAAAAACAGATATTAATGGATGAATTAGCAAGGAAAATAGCACGTTGGGTGCACAGGCGGAAGGAAAAGCAACGATTTAAAGCTGCAAAAAAGAAAGCTATTTACAACAATAGCATTTCAGGGCGCAAGTGGATTGTGATTAAGCTTTCTGGCACATATAGAGTTATAAACAGAGACCAGATTAAGGTTTTAAAAAACAAAGGAATTTTTAAAAAATCACTGAGCTGGGCAGAAATCGAAACAAGGGCAGTTTATGTCGCAAATTCAAGAACTAACAACATAAATCAATAAGCTATGGGATTTATAAGCAAAGATGATATAATAAAATACATTGATGAGAATGAGCTAAACGCAATCACATCAAGCTATGAACCGATTGTGCTGAATGCAATCTCAACAGCTACAGCGGAGGTTAAATCGCATTTGCACAATCAGTATGACACAGATTTGATTTTTTCTAAAACTGGAGAAGAACGAGATGCGCTGCTGGTTCAGTTCATTTGTGATATAGCGATTTATAATATTGTAGCGATTTCACAAGCAGGTCAGGATTTTGAAGATAGAGAAGCAAGATATAAAAGAGCTCTTGCATGGATTAAAGCAGCTTCGAAACCTGTGGATTCTAAAGATAGAATTTATCCTGATTTGCCTCTTAGGGAAGAAACTAAAGAGAAGGTAATTTTTAGCAGTAGCAAAATTAAAAGAGAGAATTATTATTAGAATAATAAAAACGCGTTCAAACAGTGTTTAAACGCGTTCAAATTGAAATATACAAGATTTTATGAGTGCATGGTTTAAAAATAGAGAAAAGGAGCTTAGAAGCGAAATTTCAGACTTGAAAAAAGAGACTGAAAAACTAAAGGATGGAACTTCTAATAAAAATATTATTGTAAATAATATCACAGTTCAACCAACGGTTCGAACTAATCGCGATTTAGCGAAATGGAGACGTGCATTGAAGTCAGCAGAAAGAAGCAATCAGTATCGTAAACCAATATACGATTTGTACGAAGAAAGTCTCCTAGACGGTCATCTCACTTCAATCGTTGAGAAACGAATTGAAGCTATTACAAATACTGGGCTGCAATTTACTGACGCTGACGGTTCTGTTAACCCTGAACTCACCAAAATGGTTAATCAGGTTTATTTTCAAGGTATATTAGAGGAAATTATGAATACACGGTTCTGGGGATACACCTTACTGCAACTTGATTTACCGCTTCCGACTCAGGATATCAAACAAGGGCACTTTTATCTTGTACCCAGGAAACATGTTAAGCCGCGATTTAAGGTTGTAGTCAATAGACCTTCGGATATACATGGTATAAATTATACCGACCCCGAATGGGATGATATAACCTTAAAAGTCGGAAAAGAGGAAAATCTAGGGCTATTGCTACAGTGCACTAAATACGAAATTTTAAAATCTGGAAACGTTAGCGACTGGGCTGAATTCGCTGAGAGTTTCGGCGTTGACCCGATTATTGGGAAATACAACAACGAAGAAACTAGAAAGGCATTGATGGAAGTAATTAGTAAGCGAGGTGCAGGCGGCTCTATGGTTGCACCTAAGGAGGCCGATATTGATACCTTGTCAGGAACTAATAAAGCAGGTAGCTCAACTCTATTCTCAAAATTACGCGAAGCGATGAATGACGAGATGAGCGTAACTATCCTAGGTCAAACAATGACAACAACCGACAGCGGGAACGCTGGCTATGCACAAGGAGCTGTTCATAGCAAGGTCGAAGCTGCTAAATACAGAGCCGACCGAAGATTTGTTGAACGCGTTTTAAACAGCCAATTAACTCCATATTTGGAAAAAATCGGCTGGAAGGTTAAAGACGGGAGCTGGAAGTTTGTGGATGAAGACCATATAAGCTTGAAAGACCGAATCACAATCGACACTCAAGTTAGTAAGCTAGTTCCAGTCGATTATGAATATTTCTATAATAAATATGGAATTCCTAAACCAGAAACGTCTGAAACCACAAAACCAGCAGGTTCAGGAAAAAGTGATAAACCTGAATCTGATGAAGAAGCCGAGCAAAAGCAAAGAGATTTTTTTTCATAAGCCCTGAGTGTAATCTCAGGGCGGTGCAGAAACTTAGAGATATCAGCGACTTTTACAGTGATAAGCTAAGCGATTCATCGTTCATTGACAATAGTGGTCAGAGCCTTTCAAAAATGGTTAAAAAGGTTTTCAATAAGCGTCTGAAAGCTGGTCAGATTGATAAAAAGGTTTTTGACTATAACTACAAAAAACTGATTGATGCAGCTGAAAAAGGCGGCTTGAATTTAAATGTGAAATATGGAGCTCCTGACTGGGAGTATGCGCAAACGCTCAAAAACAATCTAGCCACTTTTGCAGCATTCAAACAGCATAATGAAGTTTCTACTCTTGTGAGCCTTCTGACTGACAAAGAAGGAAAGCCAAGGAGCTGGAAGGCTTTTAGAGATGACGCTCTTAAGGTCTCAAAAAAATACAATGTTAATTGGCTTAGAAGCGAATTCAATCGGGCTCAGAGCTCAGCGCGTGCTGCTGTCAACTGGAAACGATATGAGCAAAGAAGCAAGCTCTATCCTAATCTGAGGTATATAGCAACAAATGATGAGCGAACTAGACACTCACACGCTCAGCTCCATGGCGCTGTATATCCAATTGACCATTCGTTTTGGAATGAATACTATCCTCCAAACGACTGGGGTTGCCGATGCAGAGTTGAACAAACGGATGAGCCTGCTGACCAAAAACAAGGCTATTCGCTGAATAAGGATTTTGCTAATAATGTAGGTAAAACTGGTCGCGTATTTCAGCCCGAACATCCTTATGTTCAGCAAACTTCTAACAGCAGCAAAGCAGCTATCAAGACTTTTATTTTAAGTAAAATAAACACTCCTGAAGCTGTTAGAAAGGCTAAAAGTAAATTTGATAAATATGACGTTAATTACAAAAAGGCTTATTTCGACTATAACACGGGTGGATTTAATGTTTATCACAAAAATCACCAGTTCGATAAGAGGTTTGGTAAATACGAAAAAAAAGGAGGGAAGATTTTAGCTAACAGAGGAAAACAAATCGAATTTTTAGACGAAACTGGCGCTAATACTTCAGCTGACTTGAAATTTGATGGTAAAATATGGGAATTTAAAACTGTTTTAACTAACAGCTCTGGCGCTGTTAAAGGACGCTTAAGAGACAGCATAAAACAAGCCGATAGAGTTATTATTTACTTTAAGGAGTTTCCTGGTGAATCATTATTTAAAAAAGGTCTAAGTCGGTTCATCGGGGAATTAAAAGCGCATAACAAAATCAATCATCCTTCTGTCTATTTACTACACGAAGATGGAAGATTGGTGAAATATTTAGACAAAAAGAAAGGCTAACCGAAGTTAGCCTACTGGAGCGATGCCTCAAATTAATGAAGCTTCGCGCCGACAAAGATAATATAAATTTATATATAATGTCAAGAGATTTTAAAAATATGTCGAAAGATTTTAAGAGAATGACAAATGAAATTAAAGATTTCATTGTAGATGACTTCCCTTATATCGTTGCTACTGAAAGCGAAAAGCATTTTAAGGCTTCATTCGACAATCAAGGTTTCACTGATAAATTTTTAACTAAATGGAAAATTCGCGATGTTGATTCTAATCCTTCTAAATATAGCGCTAAAGAAAGGCAAAAATCTAAAGGAAGAGCAATTTTGATAGGCCACCACAGTGGAGACCGCTTAAGGGATTCTATTTATACCAGAACCAGCGCAACACAGGTTGATATAATAGCTCCTAAGCCTTATGCTGAAGTTCATAACAAAGGCGGAAGAGCTGGCAGAAATTTAGCAGCCTTAATTCCAAAACGACAGTATATCGGGAAGAGTCAGGAACTAGACAGTGCTATCGAAATAAAAACAGATAAAGAAATTTCTAAAATCATCAATAAATATGGATAATTTATATAAGGAAATAAAAAACTTACTAAAAAAGAAGTTACCAAACATAAAGTGGATTGACTGGGATTTCGGGCAACTCAGTCAGGAAAAACCTCCAGTTGCCTGGCCATGTGTTTTGATTGATTTTCCAGCGGCTTCATATAGCAATGCTGGAGATTTAAAACAAATGGGCTTAACTCAAATTCAACTTAGGTTTGGTTTCAGGGTTTATAGCAGGGCTCACAGTTCTGCGCCTTCGGTTTATGAGAATCAAGCTCTTGAACACCTCAAAACACTCAAAGAAGCTCACAAACAGCTTCAGGGCTTTGAGGGTGATAATTATTCAGCGCTCTCTAGGGCTTCATTCAACAGAAAGCCTGTGATTGCGCATCTCGAATACGTGCTAACATACGAAACAACGCTATTTGAGGAAATAGCTAAGCAAACTAAAGTCTTAACTCGCAAACCTGATATAATAGTATGAAAGAAATAATTGTGAAACCAGGGCAGTGCATAATCGACATTTGCATCGAACATTACGGAAGTCCGAATGCAATGTACGACTTGCATAAATTAAACAACTTTGATGAAGTTCCAGCGCTTATCAGCGCAGGCGATGTGGTTAAAGTAGCACCTGAGCTTAGTGAACATACTAACAGCAAGCATTTAAGACTAATGCGCAAGCAGACAATTGCAAATAAATCCAACCTGCAAGGAATTGGATACTGGCATATTGAATCAGATTTTATAATCTCTTAAACAAATAAATATATGAGTGGACAAACAGCTTCTAAACTGAAAGACTATTTCAAAAAGGCTCTTAAGCCTTCTGAAAGCCAATTCGCTGAATTTATTGATTCTCTTTATGAAAAAGCTGAATCTATAATTCCTAAGCTTAACAACACTATAGACTTAGGAAGCGAATTGAAAAAATTTAAATCGCTATTTATAACTGATGTTTTCGCTAATAAAGTAAAAACAACTTCGCTTGAGGACAAGTCTGTTAGCTTATTATTTAACACGGAATTTCACATCAACATGGAGGCTGGTAGGATTCAGAGCATAATATTAACAAACAATGCAGTGCCTACTTTCACTGGAAAATCTGGAACAATTAAGCTAATTATAAAACAAGACGAAACTGGCGGTCATACAATTGACTGGCGAGCGTTTGACTATATCGCTGGTTCAATTGGAACAGCTCCCGATGAAGTGAGCTTGGCAACTATAATATTTGACGCCGAAAATGATACTTCGCTAGTTCAAATCGAAAAATACACAAACTTATAATATGGCAACAAAAGAGCAGTTATACGAATTTTTTTCTACTGGTGCAAAACCAAGCTCAGGGCAATTTGCTGAGCTTATTGATGCTGCTTTTGAAAATGGTGGCGGCTCTAACATTGCTATATTAAACATCAATGTGGCAAACAACGACCAGCGGCTTTTTCAAATTCCTGATGTTTCTGTATTATTTATGTCTATAAACGGTTTTATGTACTTTAAAGATGAAGACTTCATAGTGCATGACGGAAACGGAACCTACACAAATCTGGAATGGCTGGCTAATGATTTTATCCTAGAAACTGATGATAATTTAAAATTAATATATAATGAAAGCTAAACAAAAACAGATTCTAAACCTCGAGAGCAACCTCGCTGCAAAAGCAAACGACAACGAGGTACTGAAAATTTCAAATAATCTTGAAGAACTAAACCCCGCCACGGCTCGTACTAATCTCGCGGTTTATTCAAAAACAGAAATTGACAATTTCATGGGCGGGGTTGAAAACACAACAACGATTGACACACCTGACGAATTCGGCTCGCTGCCTTCCTACAAGGTTGGAAACAGAGTTTTCGTGATAAATGACGGCGACGGTAAATGGGCTCTATACATCATAACCTACACTGATGGTACAGCAGAAAACACAACCTTCGAAAAAATATCAGACCAAGATCTGATGATGAACGCACTTTCGGCTGCACAAATAAAAAGCGCTTATGAGAGTAATAGCAACACCAACGCGCTAACAGACACCCTGCTTCAAAAACTCCAGTATATCACTATCAGTTCAGCTCTAAATCTGAACACAATGAATCTGACTATTGGAAGCAATACAAATGCAGCCTCTAATGCACAATCAAAGGCTGATTCTGCATATAGCCTTGCTAACAGTAAAATGGCTAAATTCGAGGAAACAAAAGACACATTTTCAACTGAAACTCATGAGGCTGAAGTGCCTTTCGATATTGTGTTATCTAAAAATATCTTAGGCAACACTATACCACAGGCCTTCTTGAATGGGTTTCTAATTGACAATCTCACAATCATGAACGCTAGTACAGTGAGGCTTGTGGCTGACTATCATATCGAAGCTGGTGATGTTTTAGTTATTTACTTTAAAACTCCAGCGTCAGCTTAATTTTTAAAATTTAAAACAAAATAACATGAATTACAAAGAAATCGCCCCCGGAATTTACCTTCCAGAAACGCACTCGCCAAATCCGATTTATTTAAGCGAACTGGAAAAAGAATTAGCTGAGTTGAAGGCTAATATAGAAGTTGAGCCTACTAATGAGCAGTTGCTCTCGTGGGCTAGAGGTTTTCACCCTTATTACTCAGAACAAGCACATCAAGAAATGTTAATTAATGAGAAAGAAACGTTTATAAATTACTTAAAATCTTTATAGGATGGCAAATCTTAGCGTAACAATTAGAGAACCTTTTCAAACGCCAACACTTGATAGCGTATCAACTTCGCCTGCTGCTGGGAATTGGGTAGCTAAAACATACGAATTTAAGATTTTTACTTGTGGTTTTCAATTACAATTTGGACAATGGCGTTCTGCTTTATCAAACTCTAAGATAGTTACTGTTAATGCCAATGATAGCGTTACATTTAATTATACAATACCTGTAGAGACATCTATTCAACCAACACGTATAGTAGCTCTTGGTAGAGAGTCAGGCTCTGATGATGAATGGACTATGGTTGATTTCGTTCATAGTTATGGTGCGTTATTACCAACTTATCCTGATTCATTAATTATTACTAGCCAATTTAATGGGACTAATAGACAAACTATAGTTGATAATTTCACTATTTATGGAGAGGAATGGTATGGTATAGACACAGATAAGGGAATTGGTAAGATAGAAATAACAGGGGATACTGGGATACTTAGATTATCTGATATAATCTCAGCATTAAATAGTAGTGGTATGGTTAGTGGGACTGACTATAAGGCTTATGGAGCCTATGCTCTATACACTAATTGCATTGTAGATGCTCGCGAGGCTACGGGAGGAATACTTGATTTGACAACATCAACGCTCTATGCGTTAGGAGGAATAACTAATGTTGGTAGTGGTATGACTATTAGGGCATCTCGTAGTTATCACTCTAATACAATCATATCTTGCCCTTTGCGGGGCGGTTATAGTACAAATATCAATATTGACAACTCAGATATGGAGGGAGCACTAATTCATAGAGGAACATCTTATCTAAAAACATTATCATCTGGTCCAGCATTTAAAATTAGTAATGGAGAATTTAAAGACGGTATGATATCTAGTGTTTATGATACAATTTTTCCAGATGTTGTTTCGGATTCAATCTATTACATTGCTAGTTCCATGAGATTATGGGAATCAGGAACCTATGATTCAATGACATTATTATGTAGCAACCTATATACAAGAAGTGATAAATACACAGTAATCAAAGATTGCTTAGTTAAAACCTTAAATACTACTTATCAAATTTTCTGGTTACCGAATCACGAGACAAGTTATACAATATTTAGAGATACAAATTTCAAAAACCTAAGCACAGGAGCATCAATACCTTATACTGATTTGAAGTTTTATGATTATAATTTATATAACCAAAATGCAAAGATAGATTTTGAGGTATCTGTAAATTTAAAAATATTAGATGAAAATGAAAACACAGAAGAGAATGTTAATGTAACACTTTTAAACAAAAATGGGGATGAAGTTATCAATAATAACACTGACTCAAATGGTGAGCTTTCAGAATATGTAGTTACTTTTAGACACCGAAACATAAAAGAAGAGACGGCTGGAGTCGGTAAAGGAATAGACGCTAACCTTTCTCCTTTTACTATTATATTAAAAAAACCTGGTTATGAAACCTACAAAAGCAAATTAGAATTAACTGAAAAGACAAGCCTAACAATAACTCTAAAACCAGTTACACCCCCAATCTACATACACGAGCAAATCAGCGCAAAAATCACAACCGAAGAGCTAAAAGCTACAATCACAGAAGCAGAAGATCTTGTGGTAGTTGTTGAGGAAAGTGAATTGATGGCTACTATAAGCCAGCAAACTCTAAAAGCAAAAATCACAGAAGTTCAAACTCTAAAAGCAAAAATATTATGAGCAAATTTATAGGAACATTAGAAACCCTTAAGGGCGACAGCCTTACATTTAATCTTAAAGTTTACGAAGATGAACAGGAGAGTAAACTGAAAAATTTAACAGGCTTTGAAGCTGTTTTAACGGTCAAGAAAAACGCTAAAGACTCAGAACCGCTAATAACTCAAGACAGTGAGTCAATAGAAAGCCCTGAGCTTGGAACAATCACTTTTAAAATCAGCTACGAAAGTAATGAAATTGAAGCTGGTGAGTGGCTTTTCGATATTCAGCTTACAAATGCCACTGAAGGTGAAAGGAAGTCGTTTTGGGGTTATTACAAAGTTCTAAGTGATGTTAATTCTTAAGCACATTTACCCAACTGAGGCTGAGTTGCCCCCGTTTGATGACTTATTATCATTTTTATCAAGCAGCTCAATCATACGCTCCATGGTCTTAATCGTCTTAAGCTGAGCTAGATTTCGCTCATTATAAATATCAATCATCTCATTTAACCTGTTTAACTCCTTTTCAAGTTCTTTGACTTTTTTGCTTTCAGTTTCATAAGTTATAGGTGAATCAGCGGCGATGTAGGTTTCATTATCTGACAAAAACATACTGCCTTGACCAGATATAATATATAACGGATTTGCTTTGTATATAGTAAATAATTTGCTTATATTTTCGATAGTTGGAGACCGTTTTTCTTTTAAAATTTGCCCTAATGACTGTGGTTGAATACCTAATTTGCGAGCTATTCCAGCTTGCGAATCGCTAAGTTTCAGGTGATTAATCACATTTATAAAATTTTTGCAAACTTTTTTCATAAATTATTTGCTTATTACTAAACTATTTGCTTATATTTGCAATATCATTTGTTTAAAAACTTTTACAAATATATGACAAAACCAAATCAAATAACAAATTTTAAAGGATTTTATTCCGAAATAGCTCGCAAATGTGGGGTTTCTCCAGCTTATGTAAGCCTTATAAACAAAGGACTTAGAGAGGTGAAAACTAAGAAAGCAAAAAAAGTTGCTGAAGCTTTAAAAAACGCGAACGAATTATTTAGAGTATGATTATTTATCAGGAAGATATAGTAAACAAACATCAAACGATTTGGATTAGCGAACGCTTATTGTTTGTCATTGACGCTAGTGAGTCTTATTTACGCAAAAAGCGTAGTCAATACAAAAAGAGCCTATCTAACTACTACAAGGCTCAACTCAAATCAGGCAAATTAGAAACTCTTCCTGAAACTGGAGCTTCATGGCGCTGGTCCAGAATGAATGGCCAATTCTATTATGACTACAACAGCATACCAGACCGAGCTCCACGCAACTACAAATCTAAACTACCTAGCCAATCAGAACTGCAAAACCAAATCAACTCCAACAAAGCTTCACTATCACAGCAAATCAAAGATGAGTTTATCTCAGCACTCGAACAGGAAAAAGACAAACACATCGACAACAACGACATCCAAGACCTAGTTTTCAAACATAAATTTTTAACATATGAAAAAGCCGAGCAAATCGTTAATGCGAGGGCTTGTTGTATTTCTATTAATAAGTATAGTACTAATTACAAGCCTCACGGAATTAACACTACTAAGAGATTTTTCGAGATTAGCACTAGCTGGGTTGCTTCTAAAAAGCTTAACGGACTCAAAGTCTCCACCCCCGACAGCCTCAGAAACAAATTAAGAGACTGGCCAACCGAATCAAAAGAAGAGCAGTTTTCTTATTTAATATCAGGCAAATACGGAAATCAAAATAAGAGAGTTGTCGGAAAACATCAATATTTTGACATCAACACTGGGGAGCTATTTCAGTTCGACCTTCACGAAGCTGTTATTTATAGCCTGTGGATGAACCCAGGAAAGCCTAACAAACTCCACCAAACAGGAAATTCAGGCGTTTTTAAGCGTTATGAAGAAAAAATTCAAAGCTATAATCTTGATGCTGTAAGTCCTCGCACAGTTCAATTCTACATCAATAAATTTAGCAATAAATCAATGATGAGACTAGAGCGCGATGGTGCTGACAAATTCAACGACAACGTGCTTCCATACATACCTCAATTCATACCTAAACACACTGGCTCCTTATGGGTGGCGGATTTCTCAGGAACAAAGCTTCTATATCGTGATGTAGTTCCAAAATGGAACACCAACACCGGGAAGAAAGTTACTAAGCAGGTTGTTAAGAGCTTGTATATGTGTAGAATTCACGATGTAGCCACTGGCGACATAGTTGGATGGAGCGCATCAGAGCGACAAGGTGAGCGCTGGGAGGATGTGGTTCCAGCTCTAAAAATGGCTTACGAAACTAATCACGGACATATGGCTATGGAGCTAATCACCGACAACGGAACTGTGTGGAAAATGAAGGAAAACAGGCTTAAACTAAACATAATGTTTAAGAAGCACAGACCAATTGGTCTTGGCAACAAACAGAGCAACAAAGCAGAGTTTTACGTGAAAATGTTATCTGATATGGCCCGAGAGTTTGAAAACTGGTCAATGCTTGGTTTCAACGCTCAGGGCGATGACAACAACGCTAATCCAGACTATATGGATGCTTCTAAACTCCCAACCAAAGATGAAGCTATGAACCAAATTGAACATCTTGTAAATAAATGGAAAGAAGAGATTAGACCAAACGGAACTATACCAGCTGAAGCACAATCTGATGTTAGCAGGCTTCACCCAAAACTCAAGCCGCTTGATGATAGAACTCTTAGATTCTGCCTAGGCAATGAAACTAGCAAAAAACTCGACAGAAGTCGCGGAATCATTCAGCTTGATAAACTTGTGAACGGTTACAGAGAATCAAATCGCTTTGCAATTCCTGACTGGGAAACAAGCATGAAGGCAATTGATGACGCTCTGTATGGCAGTACAGATGTTAAGGTTTCAATTTTTTATGACGAAAATGCAGCCGACATATACACTCCAGACGGCAAATACATACTAACAGCCGACAGAGCAGAGTTAAGTCATCCAACTGAATTCGAATCAACTGAAGAGAGCAGGATAGCTTACAGTAGATATATGCAAAGCAAAGCAAGAACTCGCAAAGCGGCTGAAAGCTTCACTAAAAACGTTCAGGAGGTTCTAGTTTCAGCCGACAGCGAAGCAGTTGAACGTGAGCTTAACTACACGCAAAGGGCTGTTCTAAACGGCGGTAAAGCCAAAGACGAAAATATAAAAATCAGCAATCAAAAAATGAATAAGGATTTTGATTTTGATGATTTTGACGAAAACGAATTTATTAATAATCAATTATAAACCAATTTATTATGACAACAAAAGACAAACGCGAAATTGTAAACTTAATTCAAACTGAAAAAAGGCGCTCGGGCAGCTACAGAATAGTTGCCACAAAAGCTGGAGTATCAGCAGCTACAATTAGTAACATGATTAACCACAACTGGGAGTTAATCAGAGAAGGCACTTGGAGTAAGGTAGCTTCAGTAGTCAATTACTCAACTTCAATCTGGAAATTAGTAGAAACTACAAACTTCAGAACAGTTACAAACACAGCAAACAGAGCGCTCAACGAAAGCCTGTTTATTGGAATCGCTGCTCCAGCAGGCTCAGGCAAAAGCGAAGCCCTTCAGCATTTAGCAAAAAAAAGCAACGGAATAGTGTATATCGAAGCACGCGAATGGGCTAAACGCGAATTTCTAAGAAACTTAAGCCAAGAGCTTGGGCTACAAAACAAATACTACCACACTGGCAATCAGCTTGAGACTGATATAATCAAGTATTTTATAAAAAATAGCCACGAGCCTCAAATGCTCATAGTTGACCAAGCTAATTCACTTAAGCTAAGCGCAATTAAATTCTTTATACACCTATACAATGCAATGAAAGATAAAATGGGAATTGTGCTAGCTGGAACTGATGCTCTTGAAGGTAAAATCAAGCGCGGAGTTGAGCACAATCAAAACGGATTTGATGAAGTTGATAGCCGCATGGGAAGAAACTTCATTCATCTTCTTGGAAACACCTTCAACGATGTTAAAGCGATTTGCGAAGCTAATAACATCATTGATAAAGATATCATTCAAGACATATTCACTGAAGCACAGCCAGCATATATGACCTTTAAAGGTAAATCAATCAAGGTTGTGAAGGATTTAAGAAGAGTTGAACGAATAGTAAAAAGGGAGTTAAGTCATGCCTAAACTTAAACAAGGTCAATACCTTTTTAAAGGTAAATACCCACGATACAAATACTGTGCTGACTGTAGGAAACGAATAGACAGCACTGCAAAATATTGCTCAAAGCACCTCAATGAGCGTTTTGGAGCTTTTAAACAAATTGGTAACTTATATATATAATTATGAAAGATTTAAATTTAAACGATTTAACAGAAGAACAGCTAGAAGAACTACTAGCTGAAAGAAGACGTAAAAAGCAGGAAAATGAGCGTCTAGCAAAAGAAAGCTACGAATATCACCGCGACTTGCTAGTTAATGAACTCACCGATGAAGCTGAAAAAATTCACCTGCAATTAGTTGAGTTCAAGGCTAAATCAATCATTAGATTAGAGCAATTCCGAACAGCTGCTAAAAAGTATGGCGACATACGAGGTAATTCCAAGGGCGGATTTGGTCTTAGAAGCAAAGACGGGAATCGTAAAGTTGCCCTTGAGCGAAATGTAAAAAGCGAATACGATGAGCGGGCAGCTCTAGCAGAAACATTGCTTAAAGAGTTCCTTGAGGACAAGGTTCTTAAGAAGGACAAGCAGACTTATAGAACCATCACCGCGCTAATGACCAGGAATAAAAAAACTGGTGATTATAACCCTACTTCAATCAATAGTTTAATAAGCATTGAAGATAATTACACAGACGAGCGCTGGATTAAGGCTATAAAGCTATTTAAAGAAAGTTTTAGAGTGGTGGATGTGAGTATGAGTGTTGGATTTTACAAAAAAGATGAGCAGGGCAAGGATGAGAGCATTCCGCTATCATTCTCATCGCTCTAAAAACACTTGGTATCCCGATATAAGTGGAGTTTAGCAGGTTCGAGTCCTGCATCGGGAACAATTTTAACTAAAAATTACAATTATATATGATGATTTATGTGAACGGAAGCTTCAAGGGTAAAGACCTTAATAATATTGAGGGAAGCGCCACAGGAATTAAAGAGCCAGAGTGGAGCGATATAGCCACAAGGTTTTATCAAAGCAAATCTTTAAAAATCCACAATAAAAAAACCATTGATTTTTATCTAAAAACCAAAGGCAAAAGATGGGTGAAAGAAGAAGGTTTAGCTGATATTAAACTTTTTTACAAAACACCATATTGGCGCAATTTCAACAGTTTTAAAAAGCATATTATCAAGCACAATAAAGACATCAAGCTTTTAAAACCTATAAATAAAGAAGCCTTATGAAAAGAACTGTATTTGTTAAATATAACAATAAAATCGGTTGCTTGGCATCCAACGAACTCAAGGAAGGCAAAGCTCAGGTTATTTTTGGAAAATTCGGAAAACAACCGAGAAAAGGAGAAACTCAAATCATTAAATCTAATGATACAACGGGAGACATTCACCTAATCCATCCTGATTTTTTAGAACACTTAAAAACCGTGGAGCATGGAACATAGTCAAAAAATGCAAATGGCTGAGAGTGATTTAAGCTATCACTGCAATCTTTTAATGAACGAATATGGAGAGATTGTAACAGTCAATAGCTACGGTCACAAAAGGCATCGCCGCCATCAGGTTGTTAGAAATTTCAATGTTGAAAAAACCTATAAACAAAGGCGAAATGCTCGCAAATATGTTAAGAAATTATTAACTAGTAAAATCAATAACTCATGACAATCAATTTAAGTTTAATAATAATGGCGCTCATCATTGCGCTTGGCTTATATCTAAGCATGAATATAGCCCATTACCCAGAGTGGTTCGAAGATGATGAGGATTTATCATTAAGAAAAAAGAGAGGTGAAAATGAATAACATTAAATTTACTTTCGAAATCCCTGAAGATATAGCAATCCAGCTACTAGAGGATAAAGGCTATAAAATTACTAAATACGATTTTGGGAGTTACGAAAAGGAACAACACAACGAATTAAATTGGATTCCAAACATTCAAAAAGCTGTAATTATAGAAGGCGAATATGTTACTATAACCGAAGCCTTCGATAAATACTGGAGATATAAAATAAACAAATATATCAATTCTTTATTAACAATTATCAAAATAAAGCAAAATGGATAAATACGAAAAACTAGCTCAAATAGTTGATGAGCTGAAAATCCTCAGAACCGACAGGTTCAGAGGTGAAGTTCCTGACAGGGTTTATGACCGTCGAATTGAACTTCAGCAAGAGAGAATTAAGCTTATGAACCTAAACGAGGAGGAAACATTATGATGAATGCAAAAAATCCACCTTCAGACCAGCAGATGAGGCAAAAGAGAAAGCAGTTTCATGCAATTCTAGCAGCGCTGGGAATAATGAAAAACAAAAGCGATCTGATTGCAAATTATGGAGCTGACAGCACCTTAGAGCTAACAGAAAATGAACTTGATGAACTTATCTATAGACTCAAGCAAATGCAAACAGCTCGCACAGAACCTACTCAGCTAATGCGTAAATGGAGAAGTATAAATCTAAGCCTATTAACTGAAATAGGGATTTATTCAAAGCCAGACGACTGGGGCAGGGTTAACGCATTCATGCTTGATAGCCGAATTTGTGGGAAACTGCTCTATGAGCTCTCAGTTCCTGAATTAAAACAGTTATCCAAAAAACTTCGCTCAATATTAACAAAGCAAGGCGATAACAGTTTGAAAAATATTTCATATAGCTTAAATTAAACCGATATGGCGTATAGCAAAATCAATTATTACAGGAGGATTATTGACATTCAGAATATAGTTCTGAAGCAAAAAGAATTAGACCCTTCAATCACACAAAAGGAAATCTATTACAACAACATATATCCTGTATATAAGATTAGCATACGAACCTACACTACATACCTTAGCATCAACGCCAAGGCTAAAATAAAACAGCTTCAGAAAAACACTGAAGCAGATGATAATTCAAATAACCAATTAAAACTATTTTAATATGAAACTATTTAAAATTCAATGTAGTATAGCTCCAAGAAACAAGACAGAAGTAGAAATCTTAAGCTACCTCGAGAGTTTAGATAAAAAAATCTACGCAAACGAATCACACCTTGTTCACCAATTAATAAAAATCAAAAAGTTGCTCATCGATATAAATAAAAAGCACCCAACTGCCACAGACTATCGGATGACCACAGATTACTGGATGGAAATTCCTCCAAATTACAGCCTTAGCATTTACGACTATAAGGACAGAAGGCTCGCTTCTTTTAATTTCATTGATATTACAAGTGAAATGGCTATTGAATTTGATGAAATTACAATTAATTCTGAATCTAAATCAGATATAATGCACGCTCTTAAATATGCTCATTTTACTTTAAAAGAAGGCAGAAATCAAGATTATATCGACGTAATAATAAACGGCTTCACAGCTTCAGTTGATTCTGAAGAGGGCATAAATCAATTAGAAACTCTATACAAAGAATACGAATTATGGAAGCAAAAACAGTAAATCAGTTTAAATATAGTTTAACACATTCTAAACATAGCGGAAGCGTAGCAATTGTTTACTTTGGTTTAGACAAAAAGCTAGTTAAGCTAGAATTCAATATTGAGGCCTCTGAGCGCTTCAAAATCGGAGTTGGTAAATTTCTACCAGTTAACTCTGAATTATTGCCTAAATTAAAAGAAAAAGGCTTGTCAATAACAGATATCAGTCAGCTTGATTTGAGCTTCCAAAATTTCTGGGATAGCTACAAAAACAAGGTTGGCAAGAAAGCTCGGGTACAAAATAAATTCGAGCAACTCAGCAAAGAAGACAAGGTTCTAGCGTTCGCAGGTATCAGAAAAATCCGCCGATATTACACCGAAAAAAATATCCAACTACCATATCCAGAAAGCTACATCAACGGACGGCTATGGGAAAATGAATTTGAAATTTAACGTAAAAAATAACAATATGAAAAAAATGGTAAATGTATCAGTAAAACCAATAATGGGTATTCAAATAGAAAACCCCACACCAGAACAGTATTTGTATGATTTGTGTAATAGATATGTATGTACACCAATTACAGATAGACGACTAAATGAGTTGCAATTTGATTTAGATAGGTTTGAATCAATATATGGTAAAAAACTTAAATTTGTTTTACATAACGATAAAATTGAAATAAAAATGGCACGACCAACTATAATTTATTTAGGTGAAGTTCTTGATAATGATAAAGAACATGAGTTATTATGTGATAAAAAACATGGATTTGATGTTAAATTAATTTACGAAATAAAATCTCATTATCAAGAAAAAGAGGTAATTGCTCATAATGTAACTGAAGTACATTATTTATATGATTCATATACTGGGGAACAAGTTGCAATAGAAAGCAATATTCATTCAACTGGATTTACGAGATTTCTAAAGCATATTGAAATGATTGAAATTAGTTATGCGAGTAAACGGTATAATGAATTATAGTAGTCGGTAGTGCTTGCCTTTAACTAGAGGATAAACGCACCTTTTTTGCGTTTATCCTCTAGTTAAATAACAATATTGAAATTTTTATTATTTTTACAAATTATAAACAAATTAAATCAGTCATTATGAAAAAAACATTAAAATGGGTAGGCATTAGCAGCGTTGGGCTATTAATAGCATTTATGATATTTGCAATCCTACAACCAGAAATGACTCCAGCCGAAATAGCTGAGCAGTCAGCAAACAAATCAATTGAAGTAATAACTTCAACCTTAGACACAGCTGAATTCAATCAGCACTATTCAAATCTAGTAAGTTTACAGGATAGCTTGATAGATACAGCCATAGTATCTAATGTAACCAAAATCCTAGATAACAAGGATTATTTTAAAAAAGAGGTGATTGATAGGCTCAATGAAAAACAACAAGCAGAGAGAAAAGAAGTTATTAACGCTAATTTTAACGAGCTTTACGGCAATCATAAGCCGCTCACTGAGTATGTAAAAGAAAACCTTAATGACCCAAGTAGCTTTAAGCACGTAGAAACACTTTACTGGGATTATGGCGACACTTTAGTGCTCAAAATGACCTACAGGGCAAACAATATGTATAACGCTAAAATAACCAGCGTAATCAAGGCAACAGCAGACCCAGTTACTGGTCAACTTTTTGAAATTTTAGATTATTAA